GCTCTGTTCATAGGCTTGAGGTGTGCCTTCTGACCACTTGCTAATAGTCTGAAAGTCAATCTCGTCGCCGATGGTGACAGTCTGGTCTGGCTTAAACTTGGCTAAGAATTTGGCAATGTTACGGGTGACATGCACGTCCTCGAAAGGTACTTGCAAGTCGCTTAATATAACAATTCGCTTAATCGTCGTCCTCATCTTCGTAAGGGATATTATCTATGCGATTGGGCAGGTTAGGAATTATCCAATCAGGAAAGGAATCACGATCAGACAATATCCAGAAGGCATGAGTCTCCGTGAACCCTGCTTTGCGCAGACTCTTGTAATACTCGTTTAACGCAATCGCATAAGCATCTAAAGCGTTGTAGGTATCCAAGTCAATGACTGGTCGCTTCTTTGCCATGACTTTATTATCTATCTAGGAGTATGTTGTAAATCTCATCGACACGCGTATTGAGTCGCTTAATCTCAGAGAGCAAGTGAGTAATGACGTACCCTGCCAAGCCTCCGATAATGCCAAGGCTGGCAAAGTAAAGCGTGAAGAAGTTCTCTTGTGTCACTTCTTATCTACCGCATCTACCGCAGCTTCTACCGCATCGACTACTACGTCAGCGATTGCCTTCTTTGCGCGGTAAGCCTTAATAGCAGCACGAATAGCAGGGATAGCCATAAGTCCTAGTCCACCGAGAATGATTGCTTCCATTATTTGCCTCCTAGCATTGAGATATTAAAGAACGAGCCGTCTGTGTCGCCTGCTTTAGTAAACGAGACATGGACGTGATGATTATGCTTATTGACCCCATCATAAGGACGCCAAGCCCAAGCCTTCTTAGAGGACGATATTTTTCCGTTGAAGATGATGTAAGAGATTCTCTTATCGCCAGCTCTAGCGCAGAGTCGAATCTGATCTGCAAGGTCAGGCATGAGGTCGGGCTTGGCTTTACCAGATAAATCCCTGTCAATATCAATCGCTCGGACGATACCCGTTGCATCAGGATTGTGGTCAGAAGGACGTGCCGAATGACGAGCGTCGCCAATCCAGCCGTCCGAGGTTCTATCTCTATCTGGGTAACAATCATCGAACTGCTCCCTTAGTTGCTGTCCAGCTTTACAAAGTCGCGGCGTATTCGTCACAGGCTGCACACTCCCATTGTTTCAAGTTGTTAAGTAGCAATTCAGAATGATTACATTGAGGCATTGGCGCGATAAAAGCATCGTCTATTGGATCGTATGTATATCCGACAGCTGCAAAGTTAGAACGAATCTTTGCATTGTAAGAAGTGCGGACACAGGTTTGACCTCTGAACTCGCCATACCAATCTTCTGGGCTTTTGCCTTCAATTAATTCTGTTTCTTCAATTCCAACAATGACTTCTGTGACGATATTGGAATCATCTATGAATGCGTAATGTGCCATTATGACCAACTCACATTTCCTGTGCCAGCGGTGATTGTTGCGATTGTGTAAGAACCGCTTGTTGATGTAGAACCAGTTAGACCAGCTCCAATGCTGATTGTTCCAGCAGAAGTAAGCCATCTAAGAACAACAACGCCAGAGCCACCAGCACCACCAGAAAGTGTGCTACCGCCCACATAAGTTCCTGCTCCTCCACCACCGCCGAGGTTTGTAGTACCAGCAGTTCCAGCAGCTGGGCTTGCTGAAACCACGCCAGCATCTCCACCGCCACCTGTACCGCCATAACCTGACAATGAAAAGACTGGGACTGAGTATTCTCCAGAACCACCACCGCCACCGCCATAGGTGACTGAAGATCCTGTAATTGAAGTTGCTACACCATTGCCACCATTAGATCGAGTAGTTGATGAAGCTGTTGCATCTGTTCCAGTTGCACCTGCTCCACCGCCACCGCCTCCGATAATTCCTGAAACGTTTGCACCACGATAACCTTGGTTAGATGTTCCAGCTGCTCCGTTGCCTCTTGAGCCACCAGCACCTGAACCACCTGTACCAGTTGTCCAAGATGCAGAAGCGATTGACTGACCACCACCGCCGCCTGTAGATGTGACAGTTGAGAAAACTGAGTTATTACCTTGGAAGCCGTTGATGGTGTTGTTGTTGCCGTTACCAGCTCCGCCAGCACCAACTGTGACTGTATAAGAATTTACTTTATAAACCGATAACGCTGATTCAAGTGATCCACCACCGCCCGTTGCTGTGACTGAGCAACGCATACCGCCACCACCGCCACCGCCACCTGTGTGCGCGCCTGCTCCACCACCGCCAGCTAATACAAGAAAGTCAATAGTGATAGGTGTTGGTGGAGTCATCTCGCTGAGAATCCCTGAAACAACGTTAAGCATTAGGCGATGCCACCTACGACGTACCAAGTGTCCGTAGCGGTCTTAATGCAGACGGCTGTCTTATATTGAGGCAAGGTTGGAGAAGCTGCAACTGCACCTGCTGAAAGGACTGTAGTAGTGCCAGAGGTAACTGCCGAAATTGTCACCGCTCCTGCGCCCTTGTTAAGGACTGTGATGGCTGTACCTACTGGGAACGCTACCGAGGCGTTTGTAGGAATCTTGAAGGCTACTGCTGTTGCCTTGTTCATAGGGACTAGAACTTGGTACTGATCCGCTAGGACTGCGGTGTAGTCCGCTGTCTGGTCAGACCCAACTGTAAAGGCGGTTAGCGAGTTATAGATTGCCGCTGTTAGTACGTCGCCTGTGGTGACTGGAAAGGTTGCCATGTTGCTCCTAGTAGCTCAATGTTGATGTGCCGATTATACCGTAAGTGCTGCTTCCAATGATGAAAGCATCGAGGATAGGCTCAAGAGTTGTGATTGAGACTGTCATCTTGTTAGGTGTTATATCCCATGCAAAGCCTTGCGCTTGCAGGGTTTTCACAATCGTTGAACCTTCTTGGGTCACGTTTGTAATCTTGAGGTTGTCGAAGTAGTCCAACCCAATCATTGTGTCGGTTGGTACTGCTGGGTCTAGCAAGTCCACAGTCATCTCGTCAATGCGGATTGTGGTCTCTTTGCGAGTGTTTACATAGTTGCCAGCAATGCCAGCGACGATGGTGTCAGTCTCAGCAATGAGGTTTTCCTGAGTCAAGCCATGAGGAAAATACTTGTCGATAGAAGTCTGGCTGTATACGTTCTGGGCTGTACCGCCTACGCGGTTGAACTTCACGTCGTTAATAATGAGTTTGTCATCAAAGGCATACTTGACCGAGCGGTAAGGGATACCTGTTGTCTGGTTAAACTCTGTTGGAGTAGCGGCAAGAGTTGAAGCTACCTCTGAGCGAGACTTGAAGATGGCTGTGCCGTCTGGTGACATGTAGAACGCGCCAAGTCCTTCTGAGAACTCTGCGTTCTTGACTGCTTCTAGGGTTGTGCGGATAGTTGCAGGATCAGCAACGCAGGTAGTTACTCCCGTTGCGATGGTGCGCATAGAGGCTGGCCATTGGACATCGTCGAGAATCTTGCCGATGCGTGTGCCAGTTGTCTGCCCTGCTGGGGTGTCTGCAATAGTTCCCACGTTAGCCATCTGCAAGAGGCGGAAGCCGTCTGTGCAAAGGATATCGACGTAGGCAGTTTCCTGACCTACAGGGAAGGTGTAGCGGTAATCATTGACATAGCCAGAAAATAGGAAGTGTTCTGCCGTTGGTGTTGTTGCTGAGATGCGCAGCTTACGCAAAGGCACCAGGTAGCCGTAGTAGGGCGATGAAGGGTTCTGTGGGTTGAAGTAACCCAATGGGTCGAGAACTCTTACAATGGCTGTGCCAGCCTCGTAGGTGTCCTTCATGACGTTGCGCCCACGACGGATTGAGATTGAGTAAACGTCAGGAGTGAGATCAACTGTCGGGATAACTACATCAGATGAGCCAAAGCGATTAACGCCAATCACGCCGTTATCGGGTGAACCTATGACGAACCCTGCTCCGAATGTTGCTCCAGAGCTAAAGTCGAAAGAGACTGCTATCTGTGCAGGTAATGCCATTACTCAAAGCCACCTGTCCGACGATTGACGTAAGTTTGGTTGCCAGATGAAAGACTCTGCTGCATAAGGTTCTTAGCGATTGTGTTGGTTAAGTCTCCGTCGCCTGTAATTTTTAGTTCAATTACTTGAGGACCTTGTACCGCTCCTGTAGGAGTGCCGTATGTGCCACTAGGAGGCGGTGTAAAGCCCGTTACAGGAACGTTGGTCATTACGTTGCTAGAGACACCTACACCGCTAGAAGCCGCTGCTGCGGCTGTGCCTAGAGGCGCATTGACTGTGAGGCTAGCAATTTGTCGAGCCTTCTCTGCAAGCATGTCGAGATAGGCTTCCCATGAAGCAAACGGGTTTTTAGCCGCTGGAAGGTCTGCAAGGAACTTGGCAAGGTCTGTGCCTAGCCCTTGAGCCTTAGCAATTTCGTAAGTTAGTTTGCTAGCAAGTGCGTCATTGCCTGTCATGATTGCAAGCTGTAATTCTAAGCGTTTGCGATCTTCGTCAGATAGTTTGCCCTTAAGTGCAGCGATTACTTGAATCTGCTCTAGGTCAAAGAGTGAAGCAGACTTCTTGAGAGCCGCTTGCTTCTTCAATTCTGCTGTATTGGCTTTAGTAGCCTTGGCAAGAATGGTTGAAGATTTAATCTGTGTTTGAGCCAACTTGGTAATTGGCTGGGCGATAGCAGAAGGGTTTAACTTCTGGACTGCCTTGCCGTTAGGTCCTAGCAGTCCGCCGAATGTTGTAAGAAAGTCTAAGCCTTTATATAGCTTGGTAAGTGCGCCTACTGCGAAGCCTACAGCTGTAGTAATGCCGTTGATTGCCTTGGCTACGTTGTCGATTGCCTTAACTGCGTCCTGCACTTCGTTACCGCCGCCAGCAAGCGCTAGGGCATTAACCAGCCCACCGCCGATTGTTTCCTTGGCGTTTTCGGCTGCAACTGTAAGAACGTCTAACTTGTAAGCATAAGAGTCCAGGTAAGCCTGATTAGCCCCAGCGAACTGAGCATTGAGGATACCGAGGACCTCAGCGAAAGACTTTGACTTGAGTTCTGTCTGGCTAAGTCCTGTGTTGTACTTCTTGAGTCCTCGAGTAATTCCAACGTATCCGTTAGCCAAGTCCTGCACGACTGTGCCAAGTTCTACACCTGATCCGCGTGAGATTGAAAGAGCATTGTTGAGAAGTTTGTAACTAGTGCCAAGGTCTTTAGTAGTTGTGAGCAATGCTTGAAAGGCTGGACGTAGGACGTCATCAGCAACGCCAGCGGTAATCTCAAGTTCTTTGATGAACTTGGTGATTTGTGGATTTGCATAAGCAAGCCCTAGGTTATCGACTGCGTTAGCGAGGCGAATAGCCGCTGCTTCATCGGCTGCAAAAGCCTTGACTGCGTCCTTGCTGTATTTAAGCAAAGCGGCAGAACCAAGAGCAAGACCGAGGCTTTTACCTAGTTTGACAACGTCCTTCTGTAACTTCTGGATTGCGGTGTCGGCTTGCTTGAAAGCCTTCTTGCCTGTGAACTCCGCAGCAACGTCAATTCTTAAATCTGCCATGTCACACCTTATCCTTCATAGAATCAAACTTAGCTGCTGCCTTCTCAATGGCTTTGACTACGCCATCCTGTGCCTTACCGCGATCATCTTCGAACGCTCTAAATATTGCACGTCCAGTCATCTTCTGACCTTTGCCTACAAGTTGTCCACCGAGCTTAGGAGTAAAGTTGCCAGTTACGCCTGACTTACGCCCAGCGGTTTCATAGATAGCACCAGCAGCGGACTTGTTAAAGATAGAAGCCAAAGCCTGAAAGCCGCGACGATTCGGCTTGCTAGGTGTGGACTTAAAAGTAATTCCCTTACGGGCTTCCTGATAGTCATAGGAACGATTAGCCCAGCGACCAGAAGCGTTAGGACGCTTGAGCCAGCCACTAGGAACTGCATCATTAGAAGGCAAGAAGCCTCGAGCGTTTGTGACTACTGGCTTGAGGAACGATGAAATCTCTTTGCTGGTTTCCTTTGCAAGAGTTGGTTCTACTCTAGCCAATGCCTTACGAAGTGCGGTTGCGCCCTGCAACTTTACTGGCATCGCCCCGCTCCTTCGCTATGTCCTTGAGGACTTGTACATGTGTCTTAAACACCATCGAAGGTAGTGCAACGATGGTTTCAAAAGGAACTCCAAACTCGTAACTCAAGCGAGTTGCAAGATAGGTGAGGGAGTTCCGATCTACCCTAAAGGGTCAGACTCTAAGACCTCAACACTTTTCAGAATTGAGATGAAGTCTTCTCCAAAAGGTTTGACTGTTTCACCCGAACGTCGAATTGCTTCCCAGCAAAGCCAATAGACTGAACTTTGCATCTGATCCTCAAGAAGGCTCTTGTGAAAGCCTTTCTTAAAGTGTTGTTCGAAGGAATATTCAATAACTGGGGTTATCTCATATTCTTGAACTGCGCCGTCTGTTCTTGTTACCTTTAGCTTTGCCATGTTAGCCCCTTTGTTAGTTTATTAAGATGTTGCTACAGCGATTGTACCTGAGACGTTCCAAGTTACGCTCTGTGTGCCTAGGTCTCCAACTGCGCCGTTAATATCGGTTGTGTTGTTTACCAATGCTGTCATTGTGTAAGAAGGGTTTGTCGCTGATACTGCGCCAGAAGTCTGCTTGACTACTACTGTGACGTTTGTTCCCCATGCTGCTTGTAGAGTCTGGAGGACTTCGCCTGTAGCTGTATCGTTAAGGAAGTCGAGAGTGATAGAAGATGCTTCTAGTCCCTTGACGAACTTGTGACCTGAGTCACCCATCGCAGTTACTTCGAGTTCGTCGAATGTGCGGTTGAGTGTAATGCTAGTAACGTGGTCAGAGAGATCAACTGAGTTCACAGTTACGGATACGCCATTATTTAAGAAAACTGCCATTTCAGTTATTCCTCATCTTTCTTTGTTGGTTTCGCTGGTGCGGGTGTTGATGGAGCAACCTGTCCGATTTTCTCCAAGAACGCTTTCTGTTCATCGTGCCAATCTGACATGATTAACTCCATTCCGTAAGGGTTGAGATACTTATATCGCATGTAAGCAAGTCGCCAGATGCGATGGATAGCACGCTTGGCGCGCTAACACTTCCTACGTTGAAAACAATGCTGGACGCTTCAAGGAGGGAAAAGACCCGAACAACGTCGGCTTCGATGCCAGCAAGGTTGCCCTCATTGTCTAGCAATGGGACAAGGATAGAAATCTTGAAATTAGCCAAAGGGCTGATTGCTGTGTAATCATTATTAGACGGAACGATGTAAGGATCAGCAGGAGTCACAATGACGCTGTTAGCAATAGGCGTAGCAGGTGGGAAAGAGAATACTGAATACTTTGAGTTGTCAGTAAGAGCTGTCGCAATGCTTGAGCGAAGTGTGGTGATGGCTGTCATTAGCCCACCATAGAATTAGGGCTTAGATATGGCGCAAGCAAGCCACGAACGCGAGCCATGAGAGTGTTACCCATGCGATAAGGGCTTGGAGTGTAACCATCGATAGATACGCCACCAGATGAAGGTGCTTGACGGCTCTGCCAGATGTCAATTGAAATCATGAGGCTTGCTTCTTGAATTGCTGGAACTGTTGAAGGATCTAAATAAGTTTCTGCGGCTACCATGCCGTACGGATTGACTGGGTGAAACACAGTCGCTGTGTTGTTGTTGCCTGAAATAGCGTAAGTAATTGAATACTCGCCTACCTCTGTGATGGTCTTAGACCCGTTGTGCTTTGAGCCAGAGCCTGAGATGACTACAGTCTGACCAATGTAAAAAGTTTTTTGGACGTACTCGTCAAAGTAAGAAGTGCCTGTATTAGTTGTGTTGCTGTGTCCGACAATCGGAGTTGTATTCGCCCAGATAAATGGGAGTAGCACGTTGTCTGCTGCGTCGCATACTTCTTGCAAGGTGGCATCAGCGTAGAGAGTGCCTACGCCTAGTGCTGTGCGAAGTTCTGCAACTGTTGTGAGAGACATGCTATTCCTTTCTAAAAACTTGAGGGGACTGCAAGGGCTCTGGCAGCCCCCTCAAGCGACTTAGGTTCGCTTACGCGAGGTTGAAGCGACGAACGCCTGCGCCACCCTTGAGAACACCGATTGCAAGGTATCCGTAAAGAGCGATTTCGAGTTCACCTGACTGGAGAACCTGAAGACGAAGCTGTGTTGTTGGTGATTCCCAGACATAGACTGATTCTGGAGCAACCAAGAACGCTGACTCGTCGATGATTCCTGATGTCGCGATGTTGTGATCTACAATGAGTGAAGTACCAAGTACGTTGCCAACTACTGATGTAGGAACAACTGCGCCTGATGCGTTCATTGTCTGACCCTGTGCAGAGTAGAGTGAGCGACCTGTTGTATCTGCGTATCCTGCGATAGCAGCCCACTGGTCTGTTGAAGCAACGAGCTTGTTAGCGTAGTTTCCGCCTGTAGCCTTGTATGCTGCCGCAGCCTGTGTTGAGATGAAGCTCTGGAGACCTGCTGCTGTTGCAGCTACTCCTGTTGCCTGTGTGCCTGAAGCTGTGAACGCTGCGATAAGTGCTGCGTCTGTTGATGCTTCGTAAGCCTTGCGAAGTTCTGTCATGAGAAGTTCCATGAACGCAGGTGATGAGCGGTCAATGAGTTCCCATGAAATGCGGTTAAGACCAGCGAACTTGTTTACAGTTACTGTGTCGTATGTTGAAGTCATGCCTGTCTCAGATGGAGCAGCACCTTCGTCTGTGTCAGCAACTGTTGGAGCAGTTCCCAACTTAGGAATTGTGAATGACATGCCTGACTCTGGAAGTGCCTGACGTGTTACAGCCTCGAACGCTGGACGACCTGTGAAGGTTGTTGTTACGAACTCGTTGAGGTGCTGTGGGAGTGTAAGTCCTGTGTTTGTTGAAGTTGAATCGTCAGCTGCGAGAACTGTGCGACGAGCTTTGTCGTCACCCATTGCAGCCTTGATTGATGCTTCGAGATATTGTGCTGATGTGATAGGAGCAGTGCGCTCTTTCACCTGAAGATTCGCTACAACTGTTGGGCGAGCCGCTTCGACTGCTGCTGCTTCAACTGCTGGAGCTTCTACCGCTGTGGTTGATTCTTCCACTTGTGGCTCGCTTTCTGGTTGGGTTTCTTCTGCTGGGATAACTTCCTCAGCAGCGATCTCTAGCACCTGAGCAGACTTAAAGGCTGGCTCTGTTACGAGAGAAACTTCTTTTAGCTTTGCAGCTGTGACGACGATGTGTCCATCGCGTGAAGGCTGTGATGCGATTACTTCTGCACCAACTGAAAGACCTGAGACAAGTCCTTCCTGTGCCTGAATAAGCGCATCGTTGCCACCTGTAGAACGTGACAACTTAAATGTTGCGTAGATGCCGTCAGGACGAACCTCAGCCGCCGTCATGCGACCAACTGGCTTCTTCATGTCGTGCTGTGATAGCAACTTAATCTTAGAGATGTCTGTAACGTCAATAGAGTTAGCCGCGAATACGACTCCACCCATATTAGTAGAACCGACTTCGCCAGTTCCCATAGGAACAATCTTGCCTGAGATTTCGCGACGTTCTTCGCTGCACTCGATTGAGGCTGCTTCGATTATTAGTTCTTTCATTAGCTCATTCCTTCTGATCCGTTAGGGGTAAGGTCTGTCATTTCCATTGCTTGCTCTGTAGAGATAAGCCCTAGGGTTAGGAGCTTCTCAAGTACCTGCAATTCGACCAATGGGTCGTTCTTTAGGAAAGTGTCAAAAACTGCAAAGCGAACTTCATGTCCTGCTGTAGAGATGTCGTCCATTGATAAACGTGCCTGAATCGCCTGTAGGTACGGCTCAATAGATAGCGCGTAGAACTGCTTACGCTCGTCCTGAACGTTGGCATAAGTCATAGTTGTGTTCTGATCTGCTGACAAGTAATAGGCAGGAACGTTCATTGCGCGAGCAATCTGCGTTGAAAGGTTCTGAACTGCCTCGTTATACATCATGTCCTTCGGTGAGAAGGAAACTGGAGAGTAGTCAAGAGTAGAGGTTAAATATGCTGTGGAGTTATTCTGACGTGCGCGCTTCCATGCAGCGATGAGACCAGCGACCTCGTTAGGTGGAAGGTCTGCGCCAGAGTTCTTGAGGAATCCTGCTGGCTGTGGGTTCGCTGAGTTTTGCGCTGCTGCACGATCTACATCGATAGCGGCTTGAATGGTGCGACCTGAGCGGTCTAGCACTCCCTCGTCGAATCCTTGAATTGTAACAATGT